AGCACGACCTACCTCGTAAGGAGCAGAGATAGCTTCTTGACCTAGATAAGCCTGTCCAGCAGTGCCTAGAACATTCTGTAAGTCTATACCACCTCCCAATAGACCACCTAGAACGCCACCTAAAGCAACCTCACCAGCGCCTACTGAACTAGGTGCAGAAGGTATGCCAGTAAGTCCTACAGTGGTAGGAGCAGCTACAGGAGCCTGTGTAGGCAGTGTAGTGTCAAAGCCTGTGTTGCCGAAAGCTATCATGTCGTTACCACGGCCTAACGTATTGCGATACTCGTTTACAAGATAGGGGTTAAGATTAGGGTTAGCCTGTGTAAACGCATTAAAAGTTTGTAAACGATCTCCTCCATACTTATTAAGGTTATTTTGGTTAAACTCTATCTGCCTCCTGCTAAAATCGTCCACCATCTCGTTTGTAACATTTTTAGGCAATACAAGACCACCAGCACCTCCATTAACAGGCATAGACACAGGAGGCAACATACCACCAAAAGCACCACCAATGGTTTGAGTAGGGGCGTTTAAGCCTCCTCCTTGTGCAGCACCTATAGCAGTTCGTGGATCGTTAAGACGGTTAGGTGTGCCACCAGCAAACATTGTAGGCTGGCGACGAAACATCTGATCCTTTAACATAACCATTAGTACGATCCTCCAGTAATTGTATCAGCCGTCAGTGTGCCTGTGACGTTTACGGTAGCGGCTGTAACAGTACCAGTAAAAGTAGGACTAGCAGAGTTGGACTTAGTAGCCACTGCTGTCGCAATGTTGTTATATTCAGTGTCGATCTCTGTGCCTCTCACAATCTTAGCAGCATTACCAGAAGGAAGAGAATCCTTTGTAGCAAAGTTAGTTGTCTTTGTGTAATCAGACATTAGATAAGTCTCCCTAATAGAGCGTGTATGTCAATTTTTTGAATAGAAAATGCAGCACCGTTTACTTCTGCTTCGATACCAATAGTTACTACCTCACCACTACCGCTGGTGTTAACCTTCGGTGTGTTGATTAGAATAGAGGAGGTGTACTCTGCTGTAGTGTTATACTCAGAAACACCATACTCACCAATGTTGCTAGAGCCGAATGTAAACGCTTGTTTAGTGTAGCTTTGTGTATAGTCATAGCCCCAGTTCAATGTAGTAGGTGTGTTCTGTCCACCAATGATAGTTAAGTTAAACTTCTTCAAGAACTTCAGATTAGAAGTGTTACCAAAGTCCATAGCATTGCTAAAGTATCTCAACTCGTACTTAACAGCACCGTCCATAAAACCTTTGTACTCTGCTATGCCGCTAGAGATACCAATGTATATCTCACCATCTTCTAACACAGCAAACGACAGAGGATACATACTAGACCAAGTAGTAGCGCGGTGAGAGCCATCTTCTAAAGGTGTTCGCATATCAAAGCAGTACACAGTGTTGCTGTCTGGTAGCGTCAACAAGTAGAAAGCATTGTCAGAACTATACACAGACTTGATAGCGTTAGTCTGTAAAACTACCAAGCCCATTAAGTCAGTGCGTACATTCTTGCTGATGTCGCGCATAGGCATAGACTTTTCTTGTATAGTCCTGCCAAAGCTTCGTACACCAGCGTCTGACAAGAATATAATGTCAGTGCCTGTGTGCTGTACTGAGTCACGGGCTATACAGCCAACGCCTTCTATGGTGTCTGTAAGCGTCATAGAGGCAGGAGAGGATGCACCAGAGTACACAAGTATAGACTTCTTACCAAAGATGATTAGAAAGCCATTATGAGCCGCTAGAGCCGTTATCTCGTCAAAGCCTGTAGGCCACACCAGAGTAACGTCTAACGAGCCTGAAGCACCACCTGTCCAAGCATGGCCGTTAAGCGTGTCAGACCAGTAGACAGTGTGCTTATCGCCTGTAACATCAGCTACAAATAACTTACCGTAGGCTGCTAAGACTTCGTTGCCCTGTGGTGCAGTACCTGTACTATGACTATGTGCTGACATAGTTTCTAGCACAAAAGAGCCTGACTCATCTGTGCCTATCAGTGGCTCATGGTCTCTCTGGAACATGTATACATGATTGTTTAGTGTTACTACTTTCCAGTTGTTAGCGGTAGGTGTGTAGCTACCAGGAGTAATGTCTGTTAGGGTTGAAGTGCCTTTAAATACTTTAGCGTTACCCGCTGACAGTACAACCTTATCGCCAGAGGAATCAATGTACTCGTACATGGTCTCAATACCACGGCTACTCCCTAGTACAGAAGAGCCATTAGTAGAGACAGCTTCCCAGCCCTGACGCGCACCAATACGGCCTAGCTGGTCAATAACACAGTTGTCTGCAATAGACGCAAACGATGGATTACCACCTACTGGAGAGTCCTGTGTGTTAAGACCAAAAAAGCCTGGAGCAGCTACTGTAATGTTCTGTAATTGTTGTGCCATTTACGAATACCAGATAGTTTCTTCAGGATGTTGAGCAGCGTCAATAGCAATAGCATCTGCCAAGGTGTTATCAGCCAGTGCAAATAACTCTGCTGCGCTAGTGCCTCCAGTCTCTCCACGCTCTCTAGCGCCTAATGCGGTAGCAAGCTGAACTACAGGAGAGGAAGGTATTAGCATGTTCTCTGCGTCTTCTGTAAAGTCTGCTGTGCGTAACACCACGTTAAAGCGTAACTGAAACACTCCGCTAGGCTTAGGGTAGACATCAACAGCATTGTCACCGTTAGCGTCTACACCGTTGAAGCTGTAGAACTGTGGAGAACCAATAGGTGGTGTCTCAATCAAGAAAGCATTGTCCATCCAACGTGAAGGACGGTACTGCATAAAGAAGTCTGAGGTGTCATTAATAACATCTAGCAGCTTCATCCTGTTCTGAGAACCCGTCAGCACATAGTTAAACGTGTCTGTTGTGGTTGATACAGTCAGTGTAGTACGCAGAGCAGTCCAATCGTAGGAGTCTTCTACGGTACGTTTAGCGTCGTTGACAAACTCACCAATAAGTTTAGAGTAAGAAGTCTGACCAACAGTAGTTACTTCGTCCTCCCGCAGTCTGCGTAATACGCTATTAACAAGTTGTAAGTAAGTCATTAGAAGATATTTCCTTGTTTGTTTTCGTAAAATTGTTCAAGCTCACTCTTAGGCTCAAACAGTTCTAACTCTAGTGGATCGCTGCTGTATTCTCCGTCAAAGGGACTTGCGTTTAAATCAATGTAGTCTAGGCGCTCTTGTGTGCCTTCTATTGGTGTCTTAAACTTAAACAACTCGTCACCAAACAAAGCATCTGTTGTGCGTGTAGAAGAAGGCTGTGTTGCTGGTTCGCCTGTGTCTGATACTTGTGTAAACTGTAGACCAAACTGACCTAAGTTGGGGTTGAAGTTAGGTATATTTAAACCACTAAAAGCATCGCCTATTGCTTGGCCTACGTCTTCAATAACATCTCCAACAGGCTGTGTAATGGGCTGTAATACTTCCTCGTCAAAGGTAGCTAAGTTTTGTCTAACAGCAGTGTCTGCGGAAGACAGAACATCGCCTACAGGTTGTGTAAACTCTTGTAATACTTCATCATCAAACTCAGATAAACCCTGCCTAACTGCTGTATCTAAGGCTGAGAAAGCATCTAACGCAGGCTCAAGCTGTTTAGCAAGTGCTTGAGCAATATCTTCAACAACACCTAAGTCAACGTCCATACCGTCTAAGTTTAAACCACCGCCTTCTGTAACATACTTACCTAAGCCAGCAACAAGAGCCTCGTCAAAGTCTGCACCCCCAGCTAGTTTATCAACTACTTTAACCATGCCTGCTTTAACATCATCAGCTTGGAATCTATCTAACAAGTCTGAGTCTACAGGGATGTCCTCAAATGCTTTGTCAAGGGCTTCGTTACCAAACTTACCTACAATAAAGCTTGTAGGATCGCCAGTAGCTGCTGCGCTTAATAGACCAACAGAGTCAGCATATCCTAGACCTGCTATGCCTTTACCAGCCGCTGCTGCGCCTGTGGCTCCTGCTTCTGGAGGAACTAGCATGCCTGATTTCTGTAGGGCTGGAACAGCTAAAGAAAGATAATCTCCACCGTGAAGAGTCTCTCCGCTTATTGCTTTAGCGCCTGTTATAAAACCTTCAGAAAGACCGCCAGTAGCTACACCAAGGGCTGCTCTAACAACAGGGTTAATGCTTGATAAAACACTTTGTGGTTTTTGATAGACTGTTGAGTAAGTACCTACTGGGCCGTAAGCCTCGTAAGAGCCAGATGCTTTATAGTCATCGCCTAAAGTTCTAGCTAAAACATCTTCGCTTAACCCTGTAGTTAAATACAGAGTCTGGCCGTCTTTTTCTATAGAAGGAGGTATTTTATTCTTAGTAATGTACTCAGCAGTTGCTTCTGTTGCTGCTCTGTTGCTTACACTAGAAGGGCCGCTATAACCTGCTCTAGCAAAGTCACCTGGATCAAACTGATTGTAGTTTATTTTAGAGGCAGTTTGTTTAACACTTTTGTCTATGTTTCCAAGAAAAGAACCTAAGCCAGCTAATGCTTGGTCAGGAGAATCGTAAGTCCTACCTGATGAATAAGTAGGAGCTACTATGCCTTGATACGGAGTTCCAGTATATTTAGGAGGTTCAGTTACTTGGCTTATGTTTTTACCTTGCACAGCAGACGGAGAAGGACGCAAAGCTGCTCTAGTAGCAACTGCATCGTTAATTCGTTTGTTTCTAGTCCAGCTTCCACCACCCATTATCGTTCTCTCTGTACGTTCTTAGTCTTCTCTACTGTACGCATAGCACCTAAGCCTAACATACCCATCAGTACACTTGTGAGTAATGAGCTATCAACAGGTGGGACAGTAAACCAGATGCCTAGTATTGGAGCTAGGATAGTAGAATAGAATAAGGCTAGTCCACATATCCAGCCTATAGCGGGTCGCCAGCCAGCCACAAATAAACTCTTGTGTGCTGCTTCAGTCTTGTTGACCTCTATCTGACCCTTAGCTAATTCTTGAGCATGCTTCTCAGCCATAGTAGCTAATTCAAAGGCGATAGCATTTTTCTTATCTTTATCTTCAATGAATTTATCTAAAAGACCTGTCACTGGCCCTATTAAACTATTTAAAATACTCATATATTATACACTATTTAGTCTTGTTTGTCAAGCTGATTCTTACCATGCACTAGTTTCTGCACAGTGTCGGACTCGTAGATGCGGATACCTAGCCATGCGATTGTCAGTAGCGATGCTATAGGCGGTAGCCAAGCTGCCATAGTTAATACTGCTGTAGAGCCTGCGGCTACGTCTAGTATGTCCTTAGTTTGTTCATCCATTTCCTTGTCCTATGATCCAAGAGATTGTTAAGTAAAGACCAGTGGCTAATACAAGGATGCCTGTGATCTGTATAGTGTTCCAGAATACTGCCTTACGTCTGCGCTCCTGCGCGTATACGGTCTTCTCTCGTTGCTCTTTAATCTTCCTACGCAACTCTACTAACTCCTTGTAGCCTGTTGCACCATAGGTGTACATCAGGAGTTCTCTGAGTTCCTTCTCTTGCTGTTGTATTTTCTTTTGATGAGCATATACCTGCATTGCTTCTTGCTCAACAGATTGTGACGCAACAATCTTCTTAAACAAGGGCGGGTTTTCTGCTCTGCGTTGACATTCATTTAAATCACTTACTGCGCCATACCAGCGCCCTATCTGTCCTAGTGTATCCTCTACTTCACGACCAGCAGCTACCATGCGCTTGATAGTACCAAACGCGTTAGTGGCTATGCTGATGGCCGTGACGGGATCAATCACTACCAAGGCACTCCAGCAGTAATCGCTGGTGCTTTGCTGTCTGCTATCTGTTGAGCAATACCTGCCTCTACAGCGTCAGCATCTACGTCAGCCTTTACCCATCCAATAGCCTGAGCCTCTGTGATGTCTGCGTAGGCTGTGTAGCCATCAGCATCTGAATCAGGGGTGAAGCCGCAAGCGCCATAGCTGCTGCCTGTGTGTTC